GGTGGTACAGTTAAAGTAGCACCTTAATTAAAAACAAACAATTAAATAAAATAAAATGAATAAAATAAGTGAAGAACATTTAAAAACAATTCAAGACCAACAAAGAAAATTAAATAACTTATTAAATCAAATAGGTTATGTATCAGCACAGAAGCATGGTCTGCTTCACGAATTTGGAGAAGTAAATAGAGAAACAGAAGATTTTAAATCTGTTTTAGAAGCTGAGTATGGTCAAGTAAACATTAACGTAGAGACAGGTGAATATACAGCTATAGAAACGGAGGAACCAGCTGATGTCAAATAAGATAAGAAAAATTAGTATAGGGTCTGATTACAAAAATGATGCAATGCATTATTCTGTAGGTCAAGAAGTTTATGGAGGTCATATAATTTGTGATATATTAAATAGTGATGAAAAAGGAGAATATTCTATCTATATAAAAAAAGGTCAAGAAGTTCTTCCATGGAAAAAGTTTAATAGTCAAATGGCTATTGCTGTTGAATTTGACCTACATTACAGTGAATAGTTTATATGATTATATAATTCAACCTGTAGGTGAAAGATATAATAATTCTATAAAAATAAAAGATAAAAATCTTATATTAAACACACGGATTGAGACATTTAAAGCTGTAAATAAATTAGCAAAAGTAATAAGTATACCTAAAGCTTATAACTTACCTATAAAACCTGGAGATTTAGTTTATGTTCATCATAATGTTTTTAGAAGATATTATAACATGAAAGGTAAGCAACAAAATAGTAGATCTTATTTTAAAGAAGATTTATATTTTTGCGCTCCAGATCAAATTTATCTATATATAAGAAATAATAAAGCATCTGCTTTTTTAGATAGATGCTTTGTAAAACCTTTGTCTTCAAAAGTTCTTGGAGAAAAAGTTATTCCAAATAAAGGAGTTTTGAAATATGGAAATAAACAATTAATAGATTTAGGAATAAATGAAGAGGATATTGTAAGTTTTCCAAATTTAAGACAATGGGAATTTGTTATAAATGATGAATTATTATATTGTATGAAATCAAAAGACATATTAATCAAGCATGAACGTCAAGGAAACGAAGAAGAATATAATCCAAGCTGGGCAACTAGCAGTGAAGGAATTAATAAAAGTAGCCAAGGAACCAATTGTAGATACAGGGGAGGATGTAACTGCGGACCGACTAAAGAACGCAGCTGCTACTAAAAAATTAGCTATATTTGATGCGTTTGAAATACTAAATAGAATAGAAGAAGAAGAAAACTTATTAGAAGGTAAACCAAAAGAAGAAAAGAAAGAAGAAAGAGTTTTTAAGTTTGCAGAAGGGAGAAGTAAATGAGTTACGTGCAAACACTTTGGAAAGAAATACCAGATGTTGTAAATCCTAAGATTTTAGCTAAACAAAACAGATTTAATAAATGGGAGTATGGTTACAACTCTGATTATGATTTTATATGTATAAGTAAAACAGGTAAGATTGGACAAATCATTGAAATTCAAAACTTACGTATTGCTTTACCAGCAGAAGATGAACCTTTTAAACGAAGCGAAAATAAAAAGGAACAATATTGGGAAAGACAAGAATATCCAAAAGAATTAAGTAGAATAAAAAGTAGGTTTGATTGGGACGAATATCCAATAGATTTTAAAGAAAAATGGTACGATTATATAGATGAAGAATTTAAACGTAGAGAAGAAGGTTATTGGTTCTATAATAATGGTAATCCTGTATATATTACTGGTACTCATTACATGTACTTGCAGTGGTCGAAGATTGACGTCGGAGCACCAGACTATAGAGAAGCCAACAGATTATTTTTCATATTCTGGGAGGCGTGTAAAGCAGATGACAGGTGTTACGGTATGTGTTATCTTAAAAATAGAAGGAGTGGTTTTTCGTTCATGGCGTCTTCAGAACTTGTCAACTTGGCCACGATTAGTTCCGACTCGAGATTTGGAATCTTATCTAAAACTGGTGCAGACGCTAAGAAAATGTTCACAGACAAAGTCGTACCCATTAGTGTTAATTATCCGTTCTTCTTCAAACCAATCCAAGACGGAATGGATCGTCCTAAAACCGAACTCGCCTACAGAGTACCAGCGTCTAAGCTTACAAGAAGGAAACTTGAAACCAATGAACAAGTCAGTGATTTACAAGGGTTGGACACCACTATAGATTGGAAAAATACTGGTGATAACTCATATGATGGTGAAAAGCTAAAACTATTAGCGCATGATGAGAGTGGTAAATGGGAACGACCTGATAATATATTAAATAACTGGAGAGTTACAAAAACTACATTAAGATTAGGTAGAAGAATTGTAGGTAAATGTATGATGGGCTCAACTTCAAATGCGTTAGATAAAGGTGGAAACAATTTCAAAAAGCTATACTACAATTCAGACGTTACAAAAAGAAATAGAAACGGACAAACAAGTTCTGGCCTCTATTCTCTTTTCATACCTATGGAATGGAACTACGAAGGATTCATGGATTCTTTTGGATTACCTGTATTCCTTACGCCAAAAAATCCAACACTCGGAATTGATAATGTCCCAATTACAATCGGAGTTATTGAACACTGGGAAAACGAAGTAGAAGGATTAAAAAATGATCAAGATAGTTTAAATGAATATTATAGACAATTTCCACGTACTGAAAAACATGCTTTTAGAGATGAAACAAAAGCTTCATTATTTAATTTAACTAAAATTTACGAACAAATAGATTATAACGAAGAACTAAATAATAAAGCTAATGTCACTATAGGAAGTTTTCAATGGTATGAAGGTGTTCCAGATACTAAAGTGTTATTTATACCTAATTCTAGTGGTAGATTTCAAGTTTCATGGATACCACCTAGTAAATTACAAAATAATGTTATTACAAGAGACGGACAAAAAAAACCTGGAAACACTCATATAGGAGCTTTTGGTTGTGATAGTTACGATATATCGGGTACAGTAGATGGAAAAGGTTCTAAAGGGTCTTTACATGGATTAACTAAATTCTCTATGGAAGATGCTCCACCTAATCATTTTTTTCTAGAATATATAGCTAGACCACAAACAGCTGAATTATTTTTTGAAGACGTATTAATGGCTTTACATTTTTATGGAATGCCTATCCTAGCTGAAAATAACAAACCTAGACTATTGTATTATCTTAAACGAAGAGGATATAGAGGGTTTTCTATGAATAGGCCAGATAAAGTTTGGAACAAACTGTCAGTTTCTGAAAAAGAAATAGGAGGAATTCCAAACTCCAGTGAAGATATTAAACAAGCACACGCTGCCGCAATAGAAGCTTATATAGATTCATATGTAGGCTTTTATGATGATTCGTATGGAGATATGTATCATCAAAGAACACTTGAAGATTGGGCACATTTTGATATAAACAATAGAACAAAACATGATGCTTCAATTAGTTCAGGTTTAGCTATTATGGCTTGTAATAGAAATAAATATAAACCAGTGGCAGATAGACAAATGAAAAAAATTGATTTAGGTTTTGCTAAATATGATAATAACGGATTGATTTCAAAAATAATATAATAAATGATTTATACTAATACACAAAGTTCTTTCCCTGATCAGGTAGTTCCTCAAGAAGAAAAAATGAGCTTAGACTATGGTTTAGCTGTAGCAAGAGCTATAGAAGGAGAATGGTGGGCAAGTGGAGTAGGAGGTGCTAGATACACTAATAATTATAATATTTTTCATAGAAGAAGATTATACGCTAGAGGAGAACAATCTATACAAAAGTATAAAGATGAAATGTCAATTAATGGTGACTTAAGTTATTTAAATTTAGATTGGACTCCCGTGCCAGTAATACCTAAGTTTGTAGATATCGTAGTAAATGGAATGTCTGAAAAAATTTACGACATTAAAGCTTATGCTCAAGATCCTGCATCTCAAAAGAAAAGAACAGATTATGCTACAATGTTGCATAAAAATATAGCAACTAGAGATTTTATGATGGAGGTTCAAACTCAAATGGGTATGGATATATCAGAAGTTCAAGGTATGCAAAATGTTCCAGAAAACGAGGAAGAATTAGAAATACATTTACAACTTGACTATAAACAATCTATAGAAATAGCCGAAGAGGAGGCTATAAATAATACATTAGCTAGAAATAAATATGAATTAACTAAACGAAAATTATTTAAAGATTTAGTAGAGTTAGGTATAGGTTGCGTAAAAACTAATTGGAATAAAGCTAATGGAGTTACGGTAGACTATGTTGATCCAGCTAATATTGTTTATTCATATACTGATGATCCTAATTTTGAAGATATATATTACGTAGGTGAAGTTAAAAACATATCTCTTCCAGAATTAAAAAAAGAGTTTCCAAATTTAACTAGTGAAGAGTTAAATATGATTCAAAAATTTCCAGGTAATACTAATTATAGAAGAAATTATCGTGGAAATAGAGATGATGATACTGTACAAGTATTATATTTTGAATACAAAACTTACGCCGAACAAGTATTTAAAATAAAGAAAACAGCTAATGGTTTAGAAAAAGCATTAGAAAAACCTGACGTATTTAATCCTGCACCTAATGATAACTTTGATAGAGTTTCCAGATCAATAGAAGTTTTATATAGTGGAGCTAAAATATTAGGGCATCCTATAATGTTAGAATGGAAAGTTGCAAATAATATGACTCGTCCTAAATCTAATTTATGTAAAGTAAACATGAATTATGTTATTTGTGCTCCTGATATATATAAAGGTCGTATAACTTCTTTAGTAGAAAGAATGATATCTTTTGCTGACATGATTCAATTAACTTCATTAAAATTACAGCAAGTATTATCTCGTATGGTACCTGATGGAGTGTATTTAGATGTAGATGGATTAGCTGAAGTAGATTTAGGTAGTGGAACAAGTTACAATCCAAAAGAAGCTTTAAATATGTATTTCCAAACTGGTTCTATAGTTGGTAGATCAATGACGCAGGATGGAGATATGAATCCAGGCAAAATACCTATTCAAGAACTTAATAGTAATAATGGTATGGCTAAAATACAAAGCCTTATACAAACTTATCAATATTACTTACAAATGATCAGAGACGTAACCGGATTAAATGAAGCAAGAGATGGAAGTAATCCTGACAAAGACGCTTTATTAGGGTTACAAAAACTAGCTGTAGCACAGTCTAATGTAGCTACTAGGCATATATTAGATGCAGGATTGTATCTTACACTTAGAGCTTGTGAAAATATATCTTTACGTATAGCAGATTCATTAGAATTTGCTTTGACTAATGAAGCTTTAGTTAATAGTATTAGTTTATATAACGTTGCAACTCTAGAAGAAGTAAAAGATTTACATTTATATGATTTTGGTATATTTTTAGAATTAGAACCTGACGAAGAAGAAAAACAAGTATTAGAACAAAATATACAAGTAGCAATGCAACAAGGAGGTATAAACCTTGAAGATGCGATTGATATAAGACATATAAATAACTTAAAATTAGCAAATCAATTGTTGAAACTTAAACGTAAGCAAAAAGCAAAACAAGATCAACAACAGCAAGAAAAAATGATGCAAATGCAAGCACAAGCTCAAGCAGAAGCTGCAGAAAAAGCAGCTATGGCTGAAGTACAAAAACAACAAGCATTAGCTCAAACTGAATTACAAATTGAACAAGGAAAATCTCAATTTAAAATTCAACAAATGGATAAAGAATTAGCTATTAAAACTCAATTAGCAGAGCAGAAATTTGGTTATGACATGCAATTAGCACAAGTAGATGTTCAACGAGATATTCAAAGAGAACAAATGATTGAAGATAGAAAAGATCAACGTTCTAAATTAGAAGCAACGCAGCAAAGCGCGATGATTCAACAACGACAAGATGACTTACTGCCTACAGATTTTAATGATCCAGCCAGTGGTAATTCACCAACCCCATCGATAGAATCGCAGATGGGAATGTAAATTATATAATATTATATCATGGAAGAAAAACAAGAAGAAATAAAACAAGAAGGGGATTTTAAAATTAAAAAGAAACCAGGACGACCTAAAAAGTTAACTAATAAAAAAGTAGAAACTCCAAAAATAGAAATTAAAAAAGAAGAAAATGCCGATACAGAGTCAAGCACAGTGGGTGTATCTGCTGAAAAACCTACCGGAAGTGTTCAGGAAACTAAAGTACCCGAACCAGAAGTTCAGCAAACTCAAGAAAAGGTCGATGAAGAAAAAGTAAATCCAATACAAGAAATTGTTAAAGAACCTGTAGTAGAAAAAACTCCTCCAACTCCAGAGTTACCAGAAAGTGTACAAAAACTAGTTAACTTTATGAAAGAAACTGGTGGAGATATGAAAGACTATATTAGATTAAACGCTGACTATACTAATATAGATGAAGATGTTTTATTAAAAGAATATTATAAAAATTCAAAACCACATTTAGATGATGATGAAATTAATTTTATCATGGAAGAAAAATTTAAAGTGGATGAAGACTACGACGAGGAGCGAGAACAACGTCGAAAAAAACTCGCAAAAAAAGAAGAGGTTGCAAAAGCAAAAGACTTTCTTGAAGATTTAAAATCAAAATATTACGAAGAAATCAAGTTGAGGCCTACTGTAAATAATGAAATGTCTAAAGCAAGTGAGTTTTTCAACCGCTATAAAAAAGAACAAGAAATAGCTAAGAAACATCATGAAGATTTTAAAAATGTAACTAATAAATATTTCTCTGAAGAATTCAAAGGTTTTGATTTCGCTGTAGGAGAAAAAGCATTTAGATACTCTATTAATAATCCTAATGAAGTTGCTGAAGCCCAATCTGATATTTCTAATGTGCTTAAGAAGTTCTTAAACGAAAAAGGAGAAGTTGTGGATTATGAAGGTTATCACAAAGCTATGTACGCGGCTAGAAACGCTGATACAATTGCAAGTCATTTTTATGAGCAAGGCAAAGCTGATGCTACAAGAGATGTTATTGCTAAATCTAAAAATGTAGATCCAGAAGTAAGGCAAACAAAAGCCCCTGAAGATTTATATTTAAACGGGTTTAAAGTAAAAGCAATTAGCGGTGTAAATAGTTCTAAACTAAAAATAAAACGAAAATAAAAACTAAAAATTATGCCTTTAGGGAATTTTATAGTACAAAACGCTGGATTACTTCCAACGCAAGATCAGTCAGTTTTATCAACTAACTATCTTCAGTGGACAGATCCAGGTTCTGCAGATTTTGCTGATTTTGCTCAACAATATCTACCAGAATTGTACGAACAAGAAGTAGAAAGATTCGGTAATAGAACA